CTGAAGGTAGGCCACTGAAACATTCGTCAGCGGGCGATTGACGTGGACGTCTTGTAGTGTTGGTTGAGGCATTTGTGATTTCTCCTATTGATGAACGGCTACATCTTGTACGGGCCGAGAAGCAGCGCGGGGATAATCACGCCAGCGCCGCCCGATGCCGCCAGCGCGCGCGCCCGCACGAAATTGCCGGAGGTCGCAGTGATAGCCTGACCGCTGGCGTTGGCCATGAGCGGGTCGCCGTTGTTGACCGCAGCGCCGGTCAGCAGCTTGGTGATTCCGAGGATCGCGACCTCGCCCTCGATTCCCTGCGCGTTGGGCTTGTCCTGGACGACGCCATCGGCGACGGCCCCAGCGCCCGTGAAGTTGATCTGCCCGGACGAGTTGACGGTCACGAAGTAGAACTGCGGGTTCACAGTTCCACCGCTCGTGAGGTCCGCCGCCGCCGGAAGGCCGACTGAACGTAATGTCTGTTCGAATGCCATGTCTGTTGGTCTCCTCTGTCGCTACCGGGCGAGGCGAATGCCAGCCCGCTCGAGCGTGGCGATCAGGCCTTTCGCGTTATGCTGCGCCACGAACGCGCCGTAAACCTCGGGATGCTCTTCGAGCATCTGAGCGTAGGCGCGCTCCTTGGTCAGCTTGGTGGTACCGCTTTCGGCGTAGAGATTCGGAGTCTCTTTGCCGCGATTCTGGCGGGCGTAGGAAGTGGCTTGGGCTTCAAGTTCCTGAAGCGAGCCCGTTGCGCCCTGGTTCGGGTTGACGTGCGAAGTAATCATGCTCCTCTCGCTTTCGATCACGCGGGCGGCGGTCAATTCCTCACTGACATCCGCCACGCTGAAATATTGGCCGTTGGGTTTCTTCTTCGTGAGGAACTCCGCGGCCTTGTCGGGACAGCCCGCCATCTTGCACAGCGCGCCGATGGCTTCGATGTCGCCCTCGGGACGCATCCTTAACGGCAGACCGGCCACCGCAGCGATTCCCGCAAGAGGGGCCGCGCCCTCCGGTTTCTTGGCATCGCTCTTTGCGCCCTCGCCGCAGGCGTGACAGTACTCCGCGCCTTTGCGCAACTCGGCACCGCAGGCGTGGCAGAACTTACCGGATGCCTCGCCTTCGGCTTTCGTGCCACAGGCGTGGCAGAAAGTCGCATCCGCGTGAAGCTTGGTACCGCATGCGTGGCAGTACTTCGGTTCGTTGTTGTTCTTCTCATCGCCGTCACCGTCACCTGGCTTCTTACCCTCGGCGGCGATTGAAAGCGTTTCGTTGGGCATACTCGCTGTTACCTCCTTGGTTGTGGATATTGCGGCCATCGCCGCCGTTGAATTCTGGACAGGTTCGCCGAGCAGTTTCCGAAGCGCGTTCATGGCATCGCCCAGCGTTCCGACTTCGTCGGCCAGGAGCGGAACGGCATTCTCCGCCCAGAACACGCCGGCCTGCGTCGCGACGATCTTCTCTGCGTCGGCCTTCCGGTTCCGCGCGACCGTTGCTACGAACTGGTTATACTGCCGGTCAATCTCGGACTGGATGTCTTTCTCGGCCCGCTCCGACAACGGTTCATGCGGGTTCCCATCGACCTTCCTGTCGCCTTTGAAGATGTAGGTGTACTTGAACCCCTGCTCGTCGTTGAACTTGGAATCCTCGGTATGCAGCACCACGACGCCGACCGACCCGACCGCGCCCATGCGCGTGATGAAGATCCTGTCGGCTGCGCTCGTAAGAGCGTAGGCCGCCGAGAACGCGAAGTCGTCAGCAACCGCATAGATTGGCTTCGCGCCGCGAATCGAGTAGATGAAGTCGGACAGTTCCAGGCAGCCCGTGGTCTCGCCGCCCGGCGAATCAACCTGCAGCAGGATGGCCCGCACTCCGGCGTCGTTCACGGCGTCCTGAAGGTAGCCCCCGATCTGCGCGTAGGAGCTGCAACCACTCAGCGCCGAAACCCAGGATTCCGCTTTCGTCAGCACTCCCTGGATCGGAATGATCGCGACGCCGTCGATCACCTGGTAGCCGCTGTCGGCGGCCTGGTCCATGTAAGCGGTGGCGAACGGCTCAACGACGGGCTTCACGCCGGTCAACGGAATGATGCCCAGCCGTGGCCCCAACGCCTGGACGATCACGTCCAGCTTGGGCGGGTGAATCATGAGCGGCGTGTTCACAAACCGCGACGCAACACGAGTCAGATTCGTCATGGCTTCACGTCCACCTCGCCCTTGGCCGCGTCCTGTTGGATCTCGGTCTCCGTCAATCCGGCGTTGCGCCCAGTCAGGACCTTGCGGCCATCGCTGTCGTAGGACAGCCCAAGTTTGTCCGCCCGCTTGTTATCTGCTGTCTGCTCAGCATCCACGGCACCGGCGTCGCGCCCTTGCGCCGCAACCTCAGCCGAACGCGTGGAGAGACCGCTGCGGATCGCATCGTTGGAAGCCTTGATGTCTTTCTCGGGATCGACCCACGGCCAGCCGGGTGTGACCCACTGCACTTCCTCGAACGGCTCGGGATCTTTGTTGTACGCGTTCAACAGGTCTATGCCGAACACCAGCGCGAGCATCGCTTCGCGCAGCCACCGCTTATAGACCGGATGGCAGACCTGAAAAATGAAAACCGAATGCTGATACTGCTCGCACTTGCGGCGGAACTCCAGCAGACCGGCCCGGATCGAGGAATAGTTGATCCCCGACAAGTCGCCGCTGATCTGGTACTCGGCGAGCCCGGCCCCACTCGCGAAAGCTTGCAGGCAACTCCTGATGAACGATTTGAAATCGCCGCTGTCCTTCGCCTCGGCAAACTGCACCTCTTCGCCGAAGTTCAACACCTGAAACGTGCCGGGTTCGAGCTTGCTGATCTGCGCTCCCGGCTCCGTCTGAGTCGGCCCGTTCTGGTATTGGTCTGGTGGAATGATCGGATTGTCCGGGCTGGCCTGCGTGATGAACCCGGTGATCATCGCCGCGAGTTTCTTGCGGACGATCTCCGCGTCCGTGTATTGCTCCAGTTCGTAGAGCTTCGCAATCACCGATGTCAGCCACGGCTGTCCCCGGAACTGGCCCGCGCGGATGGGCTTGTAAACGTGCAGCACCTCCGTGGCCGGCACGCGTTCGACCGATAGAGCGTCCATCGGGAAGAACATCGTCTCGCCCGGATGCGCCTTCCAGAAGTGGTACGCCGCGCGCCGACCGTCGGTCTGAAACTCGATGCCGCACCGCACAGAGTTGTTCGGCGGCATCCGCTCGACCGCCGTGCGCCACAACGGTAACTGCTCGGCCTCGATCAACTGGAGTTGCAGCGGAACGGTAAGCCCTTCCTTCACAGAACGGGGCCGGAACCGGACGAAGCATTCACCCGCCTCCATGACTTCGCGCGCGATCACCATCTGCTGGCCGTAGAAATCCGTCTGGCCAGATGCAGGATTCCGCGGGTCGTACTCGACGTCGCACTCCCGAGTCCACCGATTCCACTTCCTGGTGATCAGGTCGCGCACCTTCTCGTCCGGATGGTGCGGCACCAGGCGAATCCCACGCCCGATCGCGTTGGCGACGTACGAATCCACGGCCCCCGCCGCCCAGGCGCTATTGCGAACCGCGTCACGGTTCCGCGCCTGCAACTCCAGGCCGTGCGAAAACAGGAGCGTGTTCAGGCCGAGGAACGGCGGATTCCACCCGATTCCCCGACGCCCACGCCCGGCAGCATCGAACGGGAACGTTCCCATCGCGCGGGTGCGCGGCGGCGCGATGGTCATCGCGGCGGCCCTACGAACGAGGTTCATTGCGCTCCACGGAGATCAACATTCCAAGCCAGACAGCCAGCACGCCGCCGATGATTGGACCGAGTGGGCGGTATATCATCCAGCAGCCCCATACCACGGAGCCCATGCCACCGAAGAACAAGATCTTTTCGAGGACTGCCGGTGTTTCCTTCCGGCACGCTGCAACGAACTGACTGCCCAAACCTCGCGCGGCGGCGGCCACTCGCCCGAGCCGATCCATTAGTGCCCCCAACCGTTGGTCGTGTAGACTCGCACCTGGCGTACCTGCTGCGGCCCGGATTGCTGGGCGATGTCGTTCAAGATCAGATTCCGGAGCTTCAAGTAGTCATCCACGGAATCGAATTCGAACTCGCGATCCTGAAATCGGACTCGCCTGGCCCCCTGCTTACGCGCGGCGTCGAGAGCATCGAGGTCGGTCTGAGTGAATGCCATTAGAGATCCATCCTGAAGCGCACCTGGTTACGGGCGGCTTGCCTGCCATCCGTGCGCTGCGTTTGCTGCGGTGCTTGTTTGACTTCGTTCACTCGAGGTCTGCCCACCCGCCGCTCGAGGTCGGCCCAGTGCTTCTCCTGGAAACGGTCGATACCGACCCGTCCAGCGGCAGCGCGTGCATACACCCGGCAATCGAGCGCCTCGTTGCGCTCGCGCATCTTCTGCCACTCGTGTCGGCGATACCCCTTGACGATCTTCGTCACGAACTGCTCGGCGGTGATCTGTTTGAAGTACTCTTCGCTGTAGCGAGGAAAGTGACAATATCCCGGTGGGAATGGAATCCCCTTCGCCACGTCCTCATCCGTCGGCCGATCCTGGCGCAGCCACCGGTACAACTCTTCCTTGGCCATGCCGGAATTCACCGGCCACACTCGCACGCCGCGCTTCAGTTTGGCGCCCGCTGGCCCGACTTCCACCGGCGCGGCCGATCCGATGAGCGCGGGCGTTCGCGAATCGCCCTTGATGACCAGCACCCGCCCGCCCTGGCGTCGCGCCCACTGGTACACCTCGATGGCGGCAAAGCCCGAATCCACGGCGAGTTGCAGGATCTGCAATTCCAGGCCGGACTCGGTGGAGAAGGATTCGTTCAGCAGTCCAGTGAGCTTCTCCCAGACCTGCGGCCGCGAGGTGTCCCCTTCGAACACCCGATAATCGACCGACCAGGACTCCTTGCCGCGACCCCATGCGGTGACCTCAACCTCGATGCGGTCCTTCTGCACATCCGCGCCAGCCGTAAGGAACAGGCCGCCAGGCGGTACGGTGCCAACCTTGTACGACTCCCGCCGGTCATAAAGCTTCTGCCACTCCGGTGCTTCCCCTAACAGCGTCCACGTCTCGCCCAGCACGGTGTTGACGAAGACCTGAAGCAGCGCGGAATTCTTCTGCGCCTGCTCAAACTGCTTGGCTGCGTCCGACCACGCGAACCACCCGACCGGCGAATAGAGACTGGAGAGATGGAAGCCGGCCGTCTTGCCGTCGCCAACAGCGCTGCGCCGCCACTCGCCGCAAGCGAGCATCGACTGCTTCTGGTGGTTGTGAATCTCCTGCCCGCAATGCTCGCAGATGTAGACCGCCTTCTCTGTCTCTCCTTTTGGCCAGCGCAACTGAGCGAACTTTAGCGTCTGGAACGCGCGGCAAACCGGACACGGCACCCAGTAGAGCCGCTTGTCGCTTTCTTCAAATGCCGCCTCGATCCGGGACATGCCCGTGATCTTCGGCGTCGAGCACATGAAGATCTTGCGGCGCGCGAACGTCCTGGTGCGCGCGGTCGCCAAGTTCACGGGATCGCCTTCGCCCTCCACATCGCCTGGATACCCGTCCACCTCATCAAGGAACAGATACCGCGCCGCCATGGAGCGGAGGCCGACCGCGGAGTTCGCGCCGGTCATCACCAGCACGCCACCGGGGAACTCCTTTGACAGAACTGTGTTCCCGGAGTCGCGCGACCGCGGATCGCTGACCAGTGCGCGCAGCACCTCCGATTCCTCGATCAGCGGATCGATGCGCTGCTTCGAGTTGCGTTTGGCCATCTCCACGGTGGGCTGGATCGCCATCATGGGGCCGGGCGCCTGGTGGATCACATAGCCGATCCAGTTGTTTCCGCACTCGGTGCCGCCGATCTGCGCGCCCTTCATGAAGACCGTTCGCTCGACGGGCGACGATGGCGACAGGCAGTCCATGATCTCGCGCAGATAGGGTGTCCGCTCCGTGCGCCACGGTCCCGACTCAGCCGATGCGCGCTGTGAGAGAGCGCGGTACTTGTCGGCCCACTGCGAGATCGTCAGCATCGGGTCCGGCCGCGCTCCAGCCGCCGCCGCTGCCGAGTAGATCTCTTCAGCCGTTGGAGTCAGCAAACTCATTCAGCGCCCTTCTAATCTCGGTCGCCAGGACTTCGTAGCACTTCGCTGCTTCGGTTTCAGCGGCCACCATCGCCGCCACGCGATCCGGAATGTTCAGGATGTGATCGCGGAACTGCCGGAACTTGTTGAACGCGGCCACTTGAACTTCGTCCTTCGCGACGAGCTTGGCCACGCGCTCTTCGTACTCGATCTTGGCCAGCCGCGCCTGGTAGTGCTCGCGCACGGCGCGCGCCTTGGTGTACTGCGAAGCGCCGAAGAGCGAAGCGTCGTCATCTTCCTGCTCACGCTTGGCGACCGGCGGCGCGTGCCGCCTGGTATTCTGCTCCCACTCGACATCCGCCTGTTCGGAGTCGATCTTCCCGTCTGGCTGCGTCGAGATGCGCCCCGTTTCAATCGCCTTCTGCACAGCGGACAGCGCGACTCCGCGATGGCGGGCATACGCCCGCTGGCTCATTGCTGGCATGCATTTATTCCCCGAAAAAGCCCTTGCCTTCCGGGGCCACCGGAGTGATGAATCGTCATGCGCGGATCAACCGCCAAAAGGATAAACACCACCATGAAGAACGCAGAAGCTACCAACACCACCGAAACCGCCGCCGTTGCGGAACAGGGCGCGCAGGTCGCGCCGGAGAAGGCCGCCTCGAAGAAGGCGGCCAGCCAGAAGAAGGGCGCGCCCAAGGCCAACAAGGGCGCGAAGAAAGCCGCCAAGCAAGCCAAGGCCGCGCCGAAGAAGCAGGCCAAGGCGAAGGTCGCCAGCAAGAAGGCCGCCAAAGTGAAGGAGGCCAAAGTGCCGCGTGAGTTCTCGAAAAAGAACATCATCCTGGACCTTTTGCGCCGCCCCAAGGGCGCGACGATGGCCGAGATCGCCAAGGCCACCGACTGGCAGAACCACAGCATCCGGGGATTCATCAGCGGAAACGTCACCAAGAAAATGGGCCTCACGGTCGAGTCCACCAAGAACGAGGCTGGCGAGAGGACGTACCGCGTCGCCAAGTAGAGCCTTCCCACCTGCCCACCCAAAGCCGCCGCCGGGTTCAACGATCCGGCGGCGGTTCTGCTTCTGCTTCCAGAATCCTCAACTCGGCCGACCAGTCAGCCAACGCCATGCAAAGACCCTCAACGTCCGTATGGCCGGTGAGTAGCAACGCTTCGGTAGCCGCGATTTCGGCACGGCACCGTTCGATCTCACGCTGCCACTGCGCTTCGCACTCCGGCGACCTCGCGGTAGCTTTTCCCGTCGGACTCAAGCTTCGCTTCCCGCCCGGCGAACGCCTGCCAGCGACGGACGATCACGTCGCAGTACTTCGGCTCCAACTCGATCAGCCGCGCCTGCCGTCCCGACTTTTCACACGCGATCATCGTCGTGCCCGATCCGCCGAACGGATCGAGGATGGTGTCGCGCGTCTTGCTGCTGTTGCGAATCGCGCGCTCTACCAACTGCACCGGCTTCGTCGTCGGATGCTCCGGGCTCGATGCGGGCCTCTTGATGAACCAGATATCGCCCTGGTCCCGCGCGCCGCACCAGAAGTGATCCGTGCCCTTGCGCCAGCCATAGAGAATCGGTTCGTACTGCCGCTGGTAGTCCGACCGCCCCAACGTGAAATGGTGCTTCGCCCAGATCACGAACGTGGACCAGTAGCCGCCGGCGTCGGTGAACGCCTGGTGGAGCGTGTGCAGCTCCGACGATGACATGCAGATGTAGATGGCGCCCTTCGTTACCGCCAGCACGTTCGCGCAGGCATCGCGCAGGAACTCATAGAACTTGCCGCCCAGCGTGTCGTTGCCGATCTTGAGCTTCTTGGCGGTCTTGCCTTCGTAATCGACGTTGTACGGCGGGTCCGTAAAGACCATGTCGGCCAAGCCGCCGGAGAGGACCGTCTGCACCGCGTCCATGCTGGTGGCATCGCCACACAGGAGCCGGTGCTCACCCATCACCCAGACGTCCCCGAGCACGGTGATCGCGTGCTCCTCCTCTTCAGGAATCGCGTCGTCGTCAGTCAGTCCAACGTTGGACTCCTCCGGATCGCGCAGGAGTTCCTCAACCTCCTCGTCGGTGAATCCGACCAGGTCGAGGTCGAAGCCATCCTCCTCGAGCGACTCCAATTCCACGCGCAGCATCTCCTCGTCCCACCCGGCGCTAAGCGCCAGCCGGTTGTCCGCGAGCACGAGGGCCCGGCGCTGCGTCGGAGTCAGATGATCCAGGACGATGACCGGCACTTCGGTCAGCTTCAGCTTCCTCGCCGCGGCCAACCGCGCGTGGCCAGCGATGATCACCCCGTCCGCGCCGACCAGGATCGGATTCGTCCAGCCGAACTCGATGATGCTGGCAGCCACCTGCGCCACCTGCTCCTCGGAGTGGGTGCGGGCGTTGCGGGCGTAGGGGATCAGTTTTTCAACTGGCCACTGCTGCACGTGGAGTTCGGTCTTCATAAGCTCAGGAAACCTTCCGGCGGCTCCCGTAGAACGGTGCCGGCCCGTGGTGCTGAATGCACCGGGCGTCTCGTGCGCGGGGATTGTCAGCCTGCTCAAGCGGGACGCCGCGTGCGGTAGCGACTTCGTTGAGCGCCTGACGGGTGCCGAGTAGCACCGGGATCTCGCCGCTCAGGTTCGAGATTCGGCGCAGGATCACATCGCAATAGGACGGACTGATCTCGCAACCCAATCCGATGCGCCCGAGTATTTCCGCGGCGGCCATCGTGGTCCCGCTTCCCAGGAACGGATCGAACACCGCGTCTCCGCTGTCCGTGAACGCCTTGACGAAGAACTCAGCCAGGCCGCGTGGAAAAGGAGCGGAGTGTGATCCCTGGTTGGATTCCGTCCTGGCCTCGATCACATTGCTCGGGCGCGCAACGCCACGAAAGCGTCCATCGTCGTCCGACGCTCCAGGTTTCTGGGCGGCAGTCCCGCGCGCTCCCGTGCCCAGCAGCCCGCTGCCGGAAGTCGATTTGGGGTTGTTGGGTGAGTAGTCGAAGCAATCTTCGGACACGTGCCCGACCGCTTTTGGCCGGAACTTGATTTCGGGTTGGCGACAGAAATGGTAGACGGGCTCCCAGGCGTTTTTAAAGCGATTGCCCCAGCCGCCCGGCACACCGTTGTCAGTCTTGCGCCAGCAGAGTTCATCGACGAAGCGCCAGCCCCACTGCCGCTTGTGCGCCAGGACGAGATCCATCACATACAAACTGCGCTCGCCATCCTCGGCGTGAGGTTTGATGTTGAGAAAGTACGAGCCGTCGGGCGCGAGGACCGCCTGGATGTTGGCGGCGACAACGCGAAACCAATCGCAGTACTTTTCAGGAGGCACTGGCTTGAAGCCGCTGGTGGAATCGTACTCGCGCTGCGTGGCGTAGGGCGGCGAAGTAATCACCACGTTCGCGCGCTTCCCCTCGAGGACCTTCTCGACGACATCGAAGTCGCGGCAGTCGCCGCAGATCAGCCGATGGTTTCCGATCAACCACACGTCGCCGGGCTGGGTAATTGGCTGGCTGGGTGGTTCCGGAATCGGCTCTTCGTCTTCCGGTTCAGAACCATCACCGTCATTCGCCAGCAGCGCTTCCAACTCCTCGTCAGAGAATCCAACGAGCCGGAGGTCCAGGCCCTCGTGCTCCAGATCGGTGAGTTCCGCGGCCAGGAGTTTTTCGTCCCAGCCCGCATTCTCCGAGAGCTTGTTGTCCGCGATGATGTACGCGCGCCTCTGCGTGTCGCTGAGATGGTCCAGGACGACGACAGGCACTTCCGGCAGACCCAACTTGCGCGCCGCCAGCAGGCGACCGTGGCCGGCGACGATCCCGGCGTTACTGTCCACGAGGATTGGGGCGTTGAAGCCGAACTCCGCGATGGATGCCGCGATCTGCGCAACCTGGGCGTCCGAGTGCGTGCGCGCATTCCGCGCGTACGGCACCAGGCGGCCCACCTGCCATATCTCGATACGCCGAGCCAGTGCGGGCGTAATGGAAACGGGTTCTTGGAGCACGAGGTTCACGGTTGGACTACTTCGCCACGGCGTCGTTGGCCACCCCTTCGCGCACTGTTGGCCCACGTCGCGCCCAGGCGCGGCGGGTTGGCCCGTCCTACCAGGCTGGCGGGCGGCCGCCACAGGCGCGCCGGGCAGGTGACCACCGACCACCTCTTTTTTCGGCTGACGCTAGCGAAGTTGCGCTACTCTTCAACGCGCCGCCGCCGCGCGCCGGGAAGTACCTACGGCTTTAACGGGTGGCAGCTTACCATTCCGAACGAATGCTCCACGAGCGCGAGCGAGGTACCGCCCGCCAACTTGCCTGCGTTGCTTCACAGGACGACACAATCCGCAAGCACCTGGAGGAAAGCCCCGCGAGTGCTCACAATGTTCCCATCCTCGTCTCGCCCATCCACACCTCGAAGCTTCCAACAGCGTCCGCCGTTGTCCAAATTCTGGACAAAGCTGTAGCGAGTACCGGAGCGAGGGTGCGTTTCGACCGGATTACCTCCATCCTCACGGCGCAAGAAGATCGCCTTGAGATGCCCTTTGCGCCCATATGCCGGCTTCACGAAACCGCCCGCCACCAGTCGTTCAGCCGCCGCGCGAGTTCGAAAGCCCAGGGATGTACCGTCAGCAGCATAAATCGGGATCATTTCGGGCCTTCGAGACACTTCGGGCAGGGTAGGAGGGAAAGGGATTAACGAGCGTCCCGTCGCTCGACTGATTTCAAGTGTGCTCCCGTTCATGGCGACCTTGCAAGATGCGAACCGCTATTCCACAAGTCTCGTGTTCTTAAGACGTTCAACACACTCCGCGAGATTGATACACACAATTGGCCGGAAAAAGTTTGAAACAAGTTCCAAGGTTTTGTTTGGAGAATCCCCGAGTTGCACTTGGCGGCCATCGGTAAGGACGAACGCACACGCGTGTCGGCTGCCAACCACGTCGTGATCTTCGAGCAATTGACGGAGCGCAGTTGCGAGCCGCGTGAGCCGCTGCAGTGATAGGCCGCGTCGTCGGAATTCGGCCACTACGATGACGAATAGGGCCTGGGATGTTGAGTACAGTCGAACCCGACCGGAGCGCGATGCTACCGCGACCTTCTTCTCCTCCCAAACTTGAAGTTGACGAAGCGTAACCTCAGCGAGCCTAGCCACTTCTGCCGTTCTATAACGCACATTCTCCATAAACGATTCCTTGGTCGGTGTGACGGTGTGACAGCGTGTGACAGGAAAACCACTAAGAAACCATTCGCGATGCGGCCAATCGAAAAACTTCCAGGATTCGCCGTCACACCACGTCACACCGTCACACGCGGCTGTTAATCGTCCTCCCCGGTTCTGAACCGAATTCCAAGCCAAACGCGAATTTGCTTGCCGTCGCGACCGCCATCGGGCCTCACCCGATCGCGTTTCCTGCCAAGTTTCAGTAGGCGTTCATCGAAGGAGTCCTTGGACAGGGGGTATTTGTTACCAGTGGCCTCGGCCCAGGATGCGTAGGCGGCGTACAACTCCGCGACTGGCACCCAGCACCCCTCTTGCTTCCACGAAGCCGCATCGCCCGTGAGCGCAAGAACGCAACGGTCCTCGAAGAATTCGCGGAGCCTGTCTGATTCCTGGCGATACTGCTCGGTTGCGGCCGCTACGTCGGGTGGGTCACCAAGCCCTTCGCGATGGTAGAGGACGGCGCCTTCAACTATCCACCGCAGAATGCCCGCAAGCTCAGTTCGCAGCTTCGCCGGCAGGTTTTTGTCGATCTCGGCATCCGGTATTTGGATCTTGAACGGTATGCACTTAACGCGGTTCCAAATCGCGTCGTTCGGGTCCGTAATAACCGGCCTGTGATTGCAATCGAGAAACAGTTTGTAGGTCGGTTGGAAGGTGATCATATTCTCGCGGAGGCGCCGCGCCTTGATTTGCCCGAGCCCAGTCAAGTATTTCACTCGGCTGAGTGAGAGCCGCTGCCCTTGCTCCACTTCACTCGACGAAACAAACCGGCAGCCTTGGAGATCCGCAAGGTCCGTGTTGACGGCGTTGTTCGACATCGCCTCTTTCGGGCGAACCATCAGGCTGTCGACCTGAACCTGCCCAGCATATTCCTTGTCACCAAGTGCGTCTCTGACGACCTCGAGTAGAGTCGTCTTGCCGTTGTTGCCCTCACCGTAGAGAACAAATAGAAGTTTTTCTGGTTTCCCAGTGGCCGCGCAGCCGAAGACCTTTTGGAGATAGAACACGAGCTGCTCAGCACGGTCGTTTTCACCCTGGGAAGCGTCCGGGTGGCTGCCCATGATTCGATACAGGAAGGCCATGAATTGTGGGCACTCGGCATGCGGATCGTAACGGATGCGAATCAGCCTACTAAGGAGTTCCTCCGGTCGATGCGACCGCAACGTGCCAGTTCGTAGGTCCACTGTTCCGTTTTCGGTGTTCAGCGCCCACGGGTCTCGATCAAAATCGTTCGCACTGACTTGCCGAACCTTCTTCTTGGCGAGATGCATCATGTTGGCCAGCGCGGCGCGAGATAACGAGCTGTTCACGAATCTCAAGAACGCCTTGCGTTTGTCTTCATCGCTGATGTGCTTCGCTTCCCCGAATGCTTCCAGAATGGCCTTCTCAGCTCGCCTTTCAACTTCCACGAATTCGTCGAACTGCCACTGCCGGCCATTCCACACGTAATAGCTCTTCCGCTCCGTGCAATAGACCAATTCGTGCCCGTATGAATCTGCCAGTCGATCGGCATTTCCGGTGTCGCTCCAGTGATAGTCGCGGCGTTCCGCACGCTCAATGCCCAACCACCGTAAGGCGGTGTCGACCACCTTCTTGTCGATAACCTCGACCAGTGTAGGGATGCCAGTGACTTCGCCACCCGCGGAGTACTTCTCAAACGTGGACTGGACTTCTGAGTCGGCGGCGTCCAGTTCGGGGTTCGAGGGCCAAAGAGATCTGTAGATGACACGATGAAACGTCTTGGCATCGTCGAGGCTCCACTCACCGCGCACGAGTACGCCGGCAAGGGCCAGGAATGCATGATGGCGCGATCCTTTTGTTGGCCAGTGACGCGAAAGAAGTGCAGCCGCCGCCACCCTGCGAACCGCCGACACAAGCACATCTGCGTCTACATTTGCCGGAGTCCCGTCGAACCCCTGCTCGAACCTTACGGCTTCGCCAGTCCCGTGGATGCTTGGTGGAACAACTGTCTGAAGACCGATTGAGCCGTCCGACGACAATCCGCGTAACTCGATTAGAGTCGCGTGGTCTAGCGGGTCATGAAACTGTTGCGTCCGCAACGGCGGGTCGGCCCGGTAGATGTAATGCGAGAAGGGTTTAGACTCCCGGCCAAATATCAGGCCGGTTTCCGGGAGGAACTCACGGGCTGCGATGATCGCCTCTGCGCAGTCGCAGTCGATGTCAGTGCTTCCGAACTTGTCGCCCAGAAGCACGCCAATATTTTGCGGCGCACTGTTGAAAAAGAGGGCCGCGACGTCGACGGTGATTTCGAGTTTTTGCCACGCATCGAGGATGGGTTTCTTGGACCGGTGTGGAACTGGTACCGGAAAGAAGCCCCTCTCAATCCACACGATCGCGGCGTCGAGGGCGCTCATATCAGACGTCCCTCATTTCCGGCATCTGCGACAGTCGGCGCTGGCCCGTTCCGCTTCCGCTTCTGTCTCTTCCGGTTACCGCCTTGTCTTACCGCAACATTACATTCATCAGTGTCGTTGTGATTCCAGCGGAGTAGTGTTTGCAGGAAGCCGCTGACGTTCGCCGCGATCTGGCGGGCATCCTCGGCGGTCAACTGACGACCAGTTCGCGACTGCCAGAAGGTGCGGGTTTTATCGAGAAAGTCGTCCGTCGGCTCGTGCATTGGTGGCGGTGCGCCGCGAGAGCGCCTCAGCGCTCGCTTGCGTGACCCTCCACCTCGGCATCGCGCCGATGGTAAGCGATCGGTTATGGGGTTGCCGTGACGCTCCTGTTGCAGGAGTCATCAGTTCTGTGCGTTTGCTTCCTCCTCAGCGATGAGGTACCGGTGGTTTTTCCCGGCCTTTACGACGAGCTCGCGCGCGCCTTTGTTGGCGATCCTGCACGTAATCGTGATTTCAAAGTGGCCGTGTTTGAGGCCGTCACGGACCTCAGCGTCTATCTTCGCCATTGCTTTCACGAGTTGTCCCCTATCGACGCTGGTACCTTCCATGCTCCAGTGCCCTACGTACTATGCAACAGTGCCTTCATGTCCTTAATGGCGGCCACAAATCGAAGCGGCTTCACCACAGCCTTGTCGCTGAAGAAAGCCATGACATCGCTGGGTCGCTCCGGCCGATCTTCGAAAACGAAAAACATTCTCTTGCCTTCGCGACGAACGCCGGCCAAATCGTAACCGATGCACCTGAGGAAGCAGGCGGCGTAGAAGTCATGCGTCTCGTAAATCGCAGGCGATCGATTCTCGCTTGAAACCGAGTTGTGCATCGTGTGATTCATGCGAAACATAGCCCAAGAAATATTCAGCCGCTCACCTGATCCGAGAAGAGCGGGCCGGTCGCCTGCGGGAGGAGGTTCAATTCCTCCAAACGGATCTTCATGGCTTGCTTCGAAACCTGGAAGCGTCGCGCGAGCTGAACGGCCGCCAAATCCGGCGATAGTGGTGCGTCCGAGGCCGCCACATTCATAGACCGCCAATACTCATGAGTTCCGCTATTCGTCGAGTAAGGCGAGGGATTTGTCTGCTGCCTCCACGCCGCGACGACCATCCCGCTGGGCATCAGGAGACACGCGGAGAAGTAGTCGGCTTGCCATTCGATTGGCTCCTTGGCCTGGCTCACGCGACAAATCACGGATGGCTCCTTGCGCAACTCGGGGAACATGTCTCCCTGATTTGGATCGGTGAGGAAATAGTGCCGATGCTGCTCCCAGTGGCCTATCTCGTGGCCCACCGTGTAGCGATAGCGTCCTTCCTTTTGAGGAAACTCGCTGGGGTCCAGACTTTCGTCAATGCCGACCAGTCGATCCGGCGCCCACAGTGCTCCGAGAATATCCGGGAATCCAAGTCGGGACCTCAGATTGTCGAACTCCATCGTCAACTTGAGGTGCGTTTCCAGGATCTCCTCGACGGGTATCGGGGGCTGTTCAACTACACCGAAGTTTTTGCCGAAGTCCGCCAACAACCTGCCGGCGTTCAACTCAATTTGCTGTTTCGACAAGTACTTCACTTTCACCATTTACATCTCCATCTTCATCGGCGGGGGACCCGACTTTCGGTCCGCAGGTCGATGCAACACTCGCTACTTCGGCCGAGGCCGCTTCCGCATATCCTTTGCCTGCTTTGTAAACCTTTCAATCTCTTGGGCCGACAGCCCTTTTGCTGCCCGCAGGAATGTAGCCATCGCCCGCGGCTGTTTCTGAATGATTTCGGGGAGGTCCGACGCGACCTTGCCGGCAAGTGCGAGAAGTTCATCTGGATCTTCACCAAGGATCTGCGCCATTCGCCGTACTGTTTCTTCTCCGGGAGGTGGAAACTCATCGCGCTCAACCTTGGACTGGTAGGTTGGGCTGATTCCGATCTTCTCCGCGAACTTCCGCAACGTGATCTGCTGCTGCTCCCGCAATCGTCGAACCCTTGCGCCAAAGCGTTCCGGTTTTTCTCTTGCCACGTTATCTGCTCTCATCTTTGTACAGTATATACTAAACGCTAATCGTTCTCCGCGTCAAGTCCCCCCCACTGAATCAAGCCCAGCGCGGGCAGGACGCATTGAGAAACCCAAGATGTGAGCGATCGGCCATGGCGCCTTGCCCAACCATCTTGGGCTTCACAGCGTCTCGTGCTCCGAGGAAACAACTTCACTTGGCGGGCGAGACTCACATTGGCTGGACCAAGACACCGAGATCCATTGTAAACTAAACACTGAACGATATGCCGTCGAAACCACATGCTCAACCATCTGGCACACATTGGGGCGCGGTAGTCTATGCCCGCGTTTCCTCAAAGGACCAAGAACGCGAAGGGTTCTCGATCCCCGCCCAGCTTCAGCTGTTGCGCGGGTACGCGGCCAACCGGAGCTTGGACGTTCTCCAGGAGTTCATCGACGTCGAGACAGCCAAGCAAGCTGGTAGAACTGGCTTCGGCGAGATGCTGGCGTTCCTGCGGAGGAACAAGACCTGCCGGATCCTGCTCGTCGAAAAGACCGACCGCCTGTATCGAAATCTGAAGGACTGGGTGACCCTCGACGAACTTGGCCTAGAAATTCACCTCGTCAAGGAGAACATCGTGATCTCGCAGGACTCGCGATCGTCCGAGAAATTTATGCACGGCATCAAGGTCCTCATGGCCAAGAACTACATCGACAACCTGTCGGAGGAGACGAAGAAGGGAATGCTGGAGAAGGCGCGCCAAGGGATCTGGCCGTCGTTCGCGCCGATGGGATACCTCAACGTGATGGGGCAAGACGGCAAGCGCACGATCCAGCCCGATCCGGTGGTAGGGCCAATGATCCGAACGATGTTCGAGCGCTACGCGAGCGGGAACTACAACCTGAAGCAGATCGCAACGCTAGCGCGAGCCGATGGATTGGCGTTCAGGAAAACGCAGAACCCGGTGCCAGTCTCCACCATAAGCCTCCTGCTCCGCAACCGCATCTTCAGCGGTGATTTCGATTTTGATGGGCAGACCTACAAAGGCACGTATGAGCCGATCGTGTCGCGGGAATTGTGGGACCAGGTTCAGATGGTTTTAGCCGGCAAGAGAGCCAAGTCCGCAAAGATGCGCACGCACGAGTTCGCGTTCAGCGGGCTGCTCTCCTGCGGCCACTGCGGCTGCGCCATCGTAGGCGAACTGAAGAAGGAGCGGTACGTCTACTATCACTGCTCGAGGTACAAGGGGAAGTGCCCGGAACGCTACGTGCGGGAGGAGGTGTTGGAGGAACAGTTCACAAAGCTCCTCAGGAGCCTGACGTTCGAAAAGGATGTGCTTGAGTGGATGGTGACGGCCCTCCGCGAGAGCCACGTTGACGAGAAGAAGTTCCACGACGACGCGATCGGACGTCTTCAAGCAGAGTACCGGAAGCTTCAGGATCGAATCGATGGCATGTATGTCGACAAGCTCGACGGCAGGATCGATGCCGGCTTCTTCGACCGCAAATCGGCCGAGTGGCGGGGTGAGCAGGACCGCATTCTGCGCGACGTCGAAGCCCACCAGAACGCGAATAGGACGTACATAGACGAGGGCGTCCAACTCTTGCGCCTGGTGCAACGCGCACCCCAGTTGTTCGAAAGACAGCAACCGGTGGAAAAACGGCAACTCCTCAATTTTTTACTTTCGAACTGCGTTTGGAAGGACGGCGCGGTGGTCGCCGAATACCGGCAACCCTTTGACTTGTTGGCGGTTGCACACCAGGAAGCCGAAGCGCTTCACCGGAAGAGAGGAGCGAAAAAGGCCAAAACTGATAACTGGCTCCCCGGCATGGATTCGAACCACGATTCACGGCTCCAAAGGCCGCTGTCCTACCATTAGACGACCGGGGAATATATGACCAGTCTAGCGTTGCAAACACCCAGCCGCAATACGGTCTGCCCGACCATCCGCGTCTGGTACACTTACCCTGGAAGCCAGTCTTAGCCGGTGCTGGGCGCGGGCTTCAAACCCGTCGTGCGGTGCACTGCTGCGGGTGGGTTCGACTCCCACTGGCTTCCGCCAGGTTTTACTGGTTTTTGGGGTGTTTTCGGGTCGTGTACAAATCCGTGTACAAAAATGTTAGGTTAGGGGCACGCTTACCCCCTACCGACGCCACCTCGCCGGTTGCGCCCCCGGCCGCAAAAAAGGCCAAAACTTCACCCTCTGCCTCTGCCCCATCTGGGTCTACGGCCACCTGAACGGCGGCCCCTACCGCAAGACCCTCCATACGAATGACTGGCAGGTGGCGCTCCACCGCATCGACCTGCTCGAAAACGGCGGCGAATACGTCCCCGGCCAGAAAGGCGGGCCCACCGTTTCCGAAGCCATCGCCCAGTTCCTCGATGGCTGCCGCGATCCGAAACGCAATCTCGCGCCCTCGACCATCTCTAGCTACGAAAACACCCTCGGGCATCTGGCCTCGTCCAGCTTCGCCCACGGGCCCCTCGACAAGGTGGATCTCGTCCTGCTCCAAAAGTATGCCCTCACCCGCGCGATCGCGCCCTCGACCTGGCGCAAGGAACTCGAAACCCTGCGCGCCTTCTTCGCCTGGTGCGTGGACGCCGACTGGATCCGCAAAAACCCCGCCAAGAAAGTCCGCATGCCGCAGTCCGAAGAACTCCAGACGCTGCCGTTTGAGCCCGACGAAGTGCGCAAATTGATCGCCGCCGCGGATGACATCTTTAGCGACAATCCGGGCGAAACCCCGTACGTTCGTGCACGCGCCCGGGCCCTGGTGCTGGTCCTTCTTTATAGCGGTCTGCGCGTTTCCGACGTAACTGTGCTCCGCCGCTCGTCGCTCGACCTCAAAACGCGGCACCTGACCCTGCGCAAGATCAAAAAGACCGGCGTTCGCATCCAGGTCCAGCTCCACCCCGACGCTATCCGCGCACTCGAAGCCCTGCCCGTCATCCGCTCGGCCGAATACTATTTCTGGTCCGGTGAGGGCGATGCCATCACCTGCACCAAGAACCTGCGCCGCACCATCTACCGGTTGGGGCAAATCGCGGGCGTCCATGCTCACCCGCACCGCTTCCGCGACACCTTTGCCGTGGAGCTTCTCACCCAAGGCGTCGATATCCGAACTGTGCAGTTGCTGTTGGGTCATAAAAGCCTCAAGACCACCGAAAGACATTACGCCCATTTCATTGCCGCCCATCAGGCTCGCTTAGACGCGGCGACGGCCACGCTTAGCTTCAGCGCCAAACCCGGCCGCCCACTCCTTATGAAGCCGGTCCAAAACCGACGCCGGCACGCGTAAGGTTACCCGCGGCGCGCGCTTGCGCTCATGGGAGACGCGCGGGAACGAGATCTTCAACACGCCCGGGTCGTCCCGGCAGATCCGCCGCGCCGTGTTGTAGCTCGTGTTCAAAATGGTGGCTACTTCTTTCACCGAGTAATGCCGCTCGGCGCTGGCCGCTTCCTGCAGGTTCGGGTTCATCGCAAACACAAGCCCCTCCTATCTCCTCCCCAGAGGCTCCAGCCGCTTGCCTTCGATGCGCATGCCGCTGTTAGAGATTTGCACGATGACGTCGGCGACACACCGCGAAAGCGCGGGCTGCGACCGGTGCAACGTCAAGCGTTTGGCATCTCCCAGTAAGGCCGTCGGGCCGCAAGGAATGGCAAGTTCGCGTAGCGTCGGAATATCGCCTTTTTCCAGAGCTTGGCTCAGGCGTTCAAAAGCCTTCCGCCATTGAGCAATAGCAAGAGTTTTGGTTACCAAATCTTCGGCCATGACATCCTCGCTTATGGGAAACTGAAATTATCGAGCCTTAAATCCGAAATTTCTGGTCACCCGAAAAATAATCTGGGCCGAACTGTAGTTCGGCGCTTTCCTACCGAGTCTTTGAAGATTAAACTCCGTTTCGGCTCTCGCGCTGATTCGGATCCAATCGGAGGCAGTTGTATGTCAATTATCAGAGTCTCGCCTGCCAGAGCGCTTTTCGCCGTGATCCTCACGCAGGCGGTGTCGGCGCAAACATCTACGGACTTCACCGAGGCCAGTTTCCTCAATGGGGCGGGCTTCTTCGCCACGGGAGACAAGAATACCGGAGCGCTCTCGCCGTGCAGTATCGGCACATTCTTAGGCCTCCCTCCAGTCCCAGTGTTCGATGCGGTCGGCCTAAACTTGTTCGCCACAGTCTCGCAGTTCTGGTTCCAGGACCCAGACTTCTATTGGTATGGCTTCACTTTCAACTCGGAACCGGCTCAAATCCTTGGCACCCCCAACCCCCTGCTTGGCGTGTTCACCTTCCAGGTTCCCTGCGACATAAAGCCGGGGCCTGTTTCGGTTTCGCTCGGCACCTCCGGTGATATAGGCTTTGGTCCCGTTAATCATACCTTTACCACGATAGTCGACATCCACTCCGCCAGCCCCGGAATTTTCGAGATCACGATGTCCGATGGAGTTCGGCGGGCCGTGGCCGTGCGACCGGATGGAACTTTCGTAAGCCCCCAGAATTCCGCGCGCCGTGGCGAGAAGATAACACTTTACATTACGGGCCTTGGTCCGACATCACCGCCTCTCGTTACGGGGGCGCTACCACCTCGAGGCGTGGATGCCGTTTCCACCGCCGCCTAAGTTGCCCTGGTGCTCGGCGATAGCTTTCACAATGTGCCGGTCTTGTCCGCACGCGCATCGCCGTCGCTCATCGGCGTTGACAAGATCGAATTCCAAGTTCCAGCGGACGCACCCACGGGAAACGATATCTTTATTGAGGTGGGCGTACTGGTGACGGACCCCGGCGATTATCAATTCGCAAACCCGGGCGTGGGTAGCAAAATTCCGATCCAATAGAACCGCCCTCCGCGACCCGGCCAGAGCCGCCGGGTCGCGCGCGAGCGTTTCAATCTCTCTATCGCGGGAGTATGTACCGGCGCTCTTCAAAGAGCTTGCCTAGGGGGCACGGGCTTGCGGGCGTAGGAAGGAAACCCTGGAGCGCATAGGGGAGTGCTTCGAGCAGAACAGACCAGGGTGCGTTTCGTAAGCGCCGTCCAGCGTTCTATTAGGTCGTGTGCGATTGGTAAAGCCGGTCGGTCGCAGCCTGAAAATCGGCTGGTGGACGAAAAACGTTAGCACTCTATCGGAAGTTACGCGGCGAGACGGACTCTGGGCATGAGCGACGGCTTACCGCCGCGTCACTTTCGATAGAGCCGTTTCAAGTGGGCCGCTGGCGTTTGCGGCGG